TTTTGTCATTTGGTTCCTTTATAACTTATTTAATATAAATATACGAACAGTAAAAAAAGGGGCCGGAAAGCCCCTATTATACAGTGTTTAATGATTAGAAGTTTAAGAATGCCCAATCGTAACGAAGTGTCATTTCAATGTTGACAACTTCTTCGCTACCCCAATCCAAAGATCCAAAGTTTGATTCTGTGATGAAAGCTCCATTCAAGATCCATTCTTCAATAACCTCGCCTAATGGAGATAATTGATGAATAACAACTCGTTTTTTATAGAAAGATGAATATCCGTCGCGACCTGTAGCTGATTCGTGGTGTAAACGAACCCATTCCATTACTGCTTGTGCTCCTGATGGTACAATTGCATCATACAATGTTACTCCGATAGTGTTCCATTGAGTTTTACCTTTAACGTAGCGTTTAACGTTGATATGATCTAATGCAATTTCTCCATTTGTCATTGATGGCTTTGCAGTTGTTTTAATTAAATAGGCTGGGATATTATCAATATACATGATAAATTGATGAGCTTTTTTTGGTTCCCATGAATACGCCGTTAAGAATATTTCATTATCACTTGCAAGACCTAGGCCCGTGTTTACTTGATCAATTAATGCCATTTTATATAATCCTTATGTTTAATATAAATATCAGCAAAGTAAAAAAGGTAGAACCTAAGTCCTACCCTTTATTTTTATAATTTTACATGTTATTCTGGAAAGCTTGCTCCCGTTGGTTGAATATTGAAATCTAAGATTATGAACTCAGCCGTACGAGTCGGTTGCAAAAATAATTGACCGTATAAAATATTTTGATCAATTACATCAGCCGTGTTATTTGATCCGTCCATTACAACACGGAATGCTGATAATCCTTGTTGTGCTTTTACTTGTTCCAAATAAGGATTAACGATTGCTAAGAAACGATTGCGAGTTGCTGTGGTATTTTGTTCGAATACTAAATACTTGGTTGCAGATGCAATATATTTTTTAACTTCAATTAACGCTCTACGCACACTTACGCGGTCTAATGCACTTGGTCTTGCTTGTAAGGTCTTTTGCCCCCAAACTGCAATTCCTTCATTAGGGAAGTTTGCAATAGGATTAATACGAGCTGAATACAATGCATCACGCATAGTTTGTGATAAACTCACATATGTGTCAGTTGCTGATGTAATTCCTCCACGTGTCAATCCTGCAGGAGCATACCATGGTGCACCAACTGCATCATTGAATGCTATTACTCCAGGCATAACCACAGATGGTGGAACCCATACCGGAACATTCTTATCGTTTTTAACACGTACCCAAGGCCAATATGCTGCTGTATAATTGCTATCCAATGTTGTTAATTGATTAGTAACGTTTGTCAATGGATCAGTTAGTGCATTTGAATCCATTATATAAAATGTGTCTTGACGAGTTTCACACAAGTTTCTTGCCGCAGTTGTTACTGGACTATGCAAACTATCAATAATACCAGGAGTGATCAACATGTTGATATCATAATAATCTGAGTTGCTTAACAATGCAAATGCTTTATTATATGCAATTGTACCAGTGTTAGTTGTTCCGTCGCAATCAAATCCAAATGTATTTGTTTCAGAAATCCATTTACCAGAATATTTTGGTAAGTTTGGACGAGCTCCATCAAATCCTCCTTGGAAACCAACAATGAATTTACGTGTAGTAAATGCAATATCGGTTGCAAATGAACCAGAAACTAGAGCTGATTCCAATGAACCTGAATATGCTGCTGTTGATGATGGGAATGCAGCTGCTGCATCTTGATTTACATTTCCTAGATAGAAATCTACATTGCTTCCTGTGTTTGAACCAGATGTTGGTAAAGGAGCTAGGTAATTCAAGTTGTTGATGTTTGTGAAATCAAACCCAACATAGTTTCTAGGACTATATGTTGTTACTACTTGAGATGTTAAATAAGAAGTAGCCGTTAAATTCAATGACCCTGATGCCGTTGGAATTGGCGAATTCATTGCACGGAATCCAAATGGTGCTAATGTGTTGCTGTTTGAACGATTGCTTACACTTGAATCAACTTCAACACGAATAAATTTAGAAAGATTTGGATAATCTCCATTAACTAGAATATCACCAGCATCTGTTACTGTTTGATAACGATCACCGATTACTAAGGCAATGTATCTAGAAGATTGTGGATCTAAATTAACATTAGTAAATACTTCAACTAAATCCGGATTGGCATCTGTATCTTGAGATGAATATGGAGTGTTTGCAATATTTGTTGTGTTAACTCGACGAACCTCAACTGTAAATGTTGCATATCCTGCAGGATCTGATATTTCTGGAGATGTTCTAATATCTCGGATACCTACTTTGACTTCCGTGTTAACTGATGTTCCGTGTGATATTGTGTGAAATTTAAACAAGTTTTTAACAGCTGTTCCAATTTTCTGTGATGTGATCCATGGAGTTGCTGCTGATGCATAATCCGTTAAAAATTCATAGTTACTGAATTTAAACAATTCCATGGTTACTTGTCCTAGGTTTGCAAACAAACTGCTGGCAGTTTTATTTTCATATTGAACATAAACCGGATAATCATTTGATTTAGGACTTGCTCCAAATACTTTGTTGATGTATTTGTTGCTTGTGCTAACAATAGAACCAGAGATTGCTGTAGCTTCTGCAACTAAAAATGCTCCACTAAATCCAATTGCATCATTTTGTGGTGCTGTAAAAGAACCGGACACCTTGATTGCAAATGAACCAGAACCGGCGTCAGTTAATACGGAATCTTCAAACAATGCATTTGTATAAATGTCATTTAATGGTAATGTTGCTTGTGTTGGGTGTAGCACATGAGTTACTACTTGAACTGCACTAGCTCCAGAACCAGACTTAGCAATGATTGCTAGTCCACCATTTGTTAGTTTGTAACCATCTTCATATAAAAGACGTGTTACTGTGATTGAATTCCCATTACGCAAATAATCACGCACAACGAACGGTACATATGTGTCATCTGAATAAGATCCAAATGTTGCAACATAATCGCTGTATGATGAAATTTTTGTAGGAATAAGTGCTGGACCTTTTACTGTTGGTCCAACGATTGCTGCTCCTATTTGAGCAACGGCTCCTGGTAAAAACGATTGATCTACTTCGTTCGTAAATACACCGGGCGAAACTATTCTTTCTGCCATTTAATATACTCCTTTGATTGATTTATTTATAAATATGATTGGCTTTGTTCAAACCTTATTCGGCTGGAGTAAATGTGCCAGCTTCTACATTGATTTCGCCTTCGCCGTAAGCTGTTTTTAATGATTCAAACATGGCGGCTTCTTGTTGAATTAATTGATCTAATTCAGTGACAAAATGATTGCGTGTTTGTTGAAGTTCTGCTAATTGTCGTTGAAGTCGAATTTCTTCAATTGAAATATATCCTAGATCCGATGCATTTTTTGCAAATGCGGCTCGCAGTGATTGAATTGATTCAATGTGTTGTTTGTCTAATTTTTTTGTCATACGTAACCTTTCTATTTAATATAATGAATTTTATTGATGTTTCAAAAGTTAATGTGTGGTATTATGTTAACGGTGTAGATCGCCATCCTCCATTTAACCAAACAAATAGTTTATATACTGCACCGTTATCTCCAAATACCATTTCACCTTGAACGCCAGTCCATCCGGGAGTGCTACTAACAGTGGTAGGTATAACAATTGAGCCAGATGGGGTAACTTTGAATGCATCTTTTCTAGTAGCATTGTCTACTCCATTTCCTACAATAAATAAAGAAGTAGTATCTCCATGTGTATTGTATTGTCCTGAAACATGTTGGTGCGAACCCGATGCTATTGTACTATATCCTTCTGCGTGTGAAAAATCTCCGATTGCTTGAGTACTTTTTCCTTCTGCATGTGAACCAGATCCGATTGCTTGAGTACTATTTCCTTCTGCGTGTGAATAATCTCCGATTGCTTGAGTACTACCTCCTTCTGCGTGTGAATATGATCCGGATGCTATTGAACCAGAGCCTTCTGCGTGTGAAGCTTCGCCTAGTGTTTGAGTAACACTTCCTTCTGCGTGGGAGCGTCTTCCGATTGTAGTTGTGTAAATTCCTTCTGCATGTGAAGCAACTCCGATTGCTTGAGTATTAGTACCTCTGCATGTGAATATTGTCCTCCAATTGGACTTCCACCAGCCCAATTTCCAATACCATATGTAATATTTCCTATACTTGCTGTTGTGGTTGTTAATCCTGCTGTAAAATACACCTGAGTAATAGAGCCTGAGTAACTGGATGAAATTACTGACAATGTTTGTGTTCCATATTCAGCATCATATGCTGTATCATCAAATAGTACTAGATCACCTGCCATATATTCAGCTGATAAATCTCCATAATCTAAGCTTAGTGAGCATGTACCGGCTGTTATACTATCAGCTCCGTATCCTTGGGAATAGCCGGCAAATGTTGCAGAACCTTCGGCGTGTGAATAATTTCCATTAGCTTCGCTGCTTTCCCCTTCTGCATGTGAGTATAGTCCGTTTGCTTTTCCTCCGCCTTGCACAAACGAAGATTGTGCTGTTAATTTGTTTCCATCAAATGTTAAT